CAGTCTGACCATGGGCAAAAGAAGGGAAACCAGTGCTTTCATCTGCTAATACCCGTGCTTTATCAAAGAGTTGCATGTTTTCTTGTGCGACATTCGGGAACTTAGTACCGAAGATGGCCTGTCCTGGTGCACCGCCCTGACGACGAAAGACCTTGCCTGGATACACAGATAAGTCTTGACCAGGTACTAGGTTGGTTTCATCTACCTCAATAATAAGGTTACCAGATAGTGCAGCATTGTCAATAGCCATACGCATAAAGCCATTCATCAATGTCTGTGTATCATCCATGTTCTCAGCGATACCAACACCAAAGAAGCTGTATGGGTTGTGCTCATAAGGTACTGCATAGTAAGGAATACGTGCAGGCTTGAATGGGTTTAGTACCATACGTAGTACTTCACCGTTACAAATCCATACGTTAGCATTTACTTCGTCTAGATCCTTAAGCTCTGCAGGTACTTTAACGCCATGATCTTCCAGCATGTCTGTATCAATAAAGCCCCAGAACTCAAACACTTCCCAGCGTTCTGACTCAGGCTGTGCATCGTTGTCTTCCATGGACTGTTCCCAGTGTTTTTGCACATAGTCAGGTCCACGTTCTACAGCCATGTCAATAGCGTCATCCATAAAGTATGGACGGTTCTTTAGTGAACGCAGCTGAGTACGAGACATCTTGTGACGCTCAATAGTGTACTCTGCGTCTGACATAGATGTAGCTTCTGGGTCAGGGTAGAAGTTCCACACAGATACGTGGTTACACTCAGGTACAGTCTTGATCAGCGGATCATACTCACCTTCTTCATTCCAGTTAGGATACTCTTTGTCTACAGCGAATGGACCCTTCATTACGCCTGTACCAAGTAGAGCCATCTCAAAAGCCATAGAGCGTAGATGCACAGATGCACCAGACTCTTGTAGCTGATCGTGGATCTTCTTTTCCATCTTCTTAGCTGCTACCATAGCAGGATGGAAGGATACAGTTGTAGGGCCTGTACCGTCACCCTCAATGATCTTCTCGCTAACGGCATCTAGCTTAGTGGAGAGAGGCCCTAGACGGCGCTTTAGATCCATCAAAGTCTCACCAGGCTTTAACTGTGTGTCGCCATCTAGCAAGTAGTTCTGCGCTGGGCTAGACTGAGTAACAGCTTTAAGTGCATCACCAGCTTGTTCTGAGTTAGGATCAACGTTGATGTGTACCGATTCAGCTACACCATCAGGCAGTACAGATGGGTTGACTGAAAGAGGGAACTTGTTGTTACCAAACAGTACGTCAACAATCTGTCCGTATGCCGCTAGGGTCTTAGTCTTAGTAACTTTAACAAATACACGTGACTTCTCTGAGTCTGTGAACTGCATGTCTGGACCATACAAACCACGATAGTTGCGGTATGCACGTAGCCAACGCTCTTCGTCACCACGTCGAGCATCCTCTGCACGAGAGAAACGATCCTCCACGAAACTAACTACGCTAGACTTCTGCGTAAAGATGCTATCGTCACTGCTCTCTGCCGCTACGACTTCATCTGTTTCAAACATTTCTTCTTGTTCTGCCATCTTTTAGTATCCAAACGTTGGGTCTGCGGCTTGAAAGCCTGTTCGTTGTGCAGCAGGGTCATAGTCCCATATGCTTCTGCTACGTGGGCGAGTCATGATACCATAACGCAAAGCGTCATATAGGTGGTCCTCTGCGTTAGTATCTACATCCTCTGGGTTTCTTTTATCTAGAGGGATACTAGGGATCTGTGCAATAGTGTGTGTACAGTTAGACATAAACACTAGGCGAGGCTTTTCAGTAAACTCATCTACTTGTAAACGTCTATGTATTTCGTTCTTACCTGCGACACGTGAGCCTCTTGACCGATCAGAGGGCCTCCAGCGACAGCCTTTAGCATTCATCTGTTCTGCCAAGCTAGGCCCAGTGTCACCACGGTTATGCCATAAAGAGGAGTCAAGCACACCGTATCTCATACCACCGTCATGCTTCTCTACGTCTAGGATCATGTCGGCTAAGTCTGATGCTGTAACCTTAGAGACATACATCTCACGGTACACAACAAGTTGTTCGTCAGGTGTTACAGCAAACCATAGTACGCCTGTGTAAGATCCATAACCATAGTCACATGCACGGAACTTAGTCCACGACTCTGGAATATCAAATGGATCAACTACGTGTATATTCCTGTCAAACTCAGGAAACGCTGCACCTTCGTTAATGTCCCAATTACCTTCAAGCAACTGCTTACGCTGATGCTCAGGCAGGGACAAAAGCATAGCTTCATAGTCACCTGCATCTGCAAGATATGGGTTATCAAATAAACTAGCGGGAATAAATCTGCGTTTAAATAGAGGTTGGCCTTCTTTACTGTGGCCCTTGGGGAATGTAATAGTCTCCCCGCTATCTAAATGCGTTGCCCAGAAGGGCTTACCTGCGGGTGCAGGATCAATAAACATCTTCTTAACCCAAGAGTGTCCAGCACCACCAGGGTTGGTTGTAGCACGCATATACAAACCTAAATCGTTTGCATGAGCACTACGTAGACGTGACCTCATATAATCCCAAGCATAAGGTGAAGACCATTGTGTAAGTTCGTCGAAACCGATCCAATTAAATGCCTGTCCTTGGTAGCGAGTAACGTCTGTATCTTTATCCAGATAGGACATCCATAAGCGTCCACCTCTTGGGCTGGTCCATTGAGACTTACGTTCTGACCACTTGATTCCTGGGACTGCACGTGGGTATAACTCCTGAGACTTCTGTATTAGTTCACGTAGTTCTTCCGTAGTATGTCGTACAAGTAGACCACTGAAGTTAGGGTCATTCAGTCCGTGTAGTGGGTCAGCTAGCATAGCATATGACTTACCGCCACCAGCCGCACCACCATACAGTACTTCCCGTTCTGACGCACTTAGAAAGAACGTCTGGGGGCCGGGGTTTGGCTTGAACACTACTTCCTGTGCTGCATCCACGTCGAACTCAGGGGCTTTGACTTGTGCAGGTACAGTCTGTGGTTCAGGGGTAGCGACTGTTTCAGCTGTCTTTGCCGATCTCTGAGTATGCCCCGACCCCTTGGGTTTCGAGTTTCTCGATTTCCGCAAGGGTTTCTTCGAGCCACTTGGCAAGCTTGCGCTTAATTCTAGCTGCGTTCTTACGTCTTTGCTCAATCTTGATTCTCTTCTGTAAGCCTTGGTTAGAGATATAGCGGCCTGTTTCTTTTGTAAGCCACTGTGCTACGGCTCTATAACTATACTGCTTAAGATGACGCTTTGCAAGCTCTAATGCTTCAAGTTCCGACTCAATAGGTAATAATAGTCTAGGGTTCTCTGGATCTACCTCATAGCCAAACGGTACAGTCTTTGCAAGTTTGACTATCGGGTGCCACTTCTTGTTATGTGTTTTAGGGGGTAACGGTAATTCCCAGAACCCCAAGTCTCTTGTTGGTATTATTCGTTTGACCCTTCTTTTGGAGGTAAGTAAAAGATACCCCCACCAGAAGAGGAGACATCAACTTTGTCTACTTTACCAAGTCCTGCACGATCTAGCAAGTCTTTTGCTGCCGACATCTTTTCTTTAATGCCTAACTCAGTAGGATCATACAAAGCACCTACCATAGACATAGCAGCTTTAGGAGCGATACGTGCAAAGTAAGTACGTGTCTTCTCTGCAATCTCGTCCTTAAGCGATTCTACAATAGCTGTTGTGCTAGAGGCAGGGTCATAGCCAGCTAGTTTCTTAGCTGCTACAACATCCCCGCCTGCTTCATCAAACAGTACATCAAGAAACCTTTGTTGTTTCTCCGTCAGATTCCTTGCCATAAATAACCTCTTTGATTTGTGACCGACCTAAGCCGATGTCATGTAGTTCACGGTCTGAAAACCTTTGCAATATTAGATAATCAGCACGTTTCTGTTGGTATACTTCAATAGTCTTTAACAGTTTCTTCAAGAACTTCATCGCACTTCTCCTTTTATTTGTGTGCGATAATAGTTATACTTGATTGTTTAAACTATAGAATTGCTAATTTGGAATACCCGTTAACCTACTGGTACAAACGTTTCAGTTACAGTACACATATAGTCCAGTGTTGGGGTAGAGTTACCTGTAGCAATACAACGAATCTCATCCCCAGGTTCAAGCACAAGGGTAGCACCTGTAAGTAGGATGTAATCTCCTGTACCTAAGTTCTTACCACCGATAAGGTTAAACTCATCCGTAGTGGATGCTTGGTACCACTTAGCCAAAGCCGAGGTAGTACCATTAGCATTCACACAGAAAAGCATAGACACCTCGGCACGACAGTTAGCAGGGCATGTGTATAGAACCTCTACTTGGTTCTGTACATCACAGATAACACCCTTACTAACTGTACGTGCTGGTTTGCCTTGAGCAAAGAGAGTCATTACTTAGATGCCTTCTTTTTAGGTGTAGCCTTTGGTTTAGACTTAAGTGCAGGCTTATCCTCTGCATCCATCTGCGCCTGTGCTAAGATACAGATGTTAGTTACGTTAGGGTCTTTACTCTGAACGTTACCATAATTGTCTTCACCTGCAGCTTGATTACCTGCAAAGTCCCATACGTAGCCGTATTCGTCTACACGATAGCCATGCTCTTCTAGAGCCTTCTGATATTTATGATAAAACTTCATGATTAACCCTTATAAGATGCGCCACACTTAGCGTAACCACCTTTGTTATACTTTTTCTTCTCACCACTACCAGCTGAATAACCAGAAGCGTAGATAGCTTTACCTTGCTTCTCTGCTTCAGCTTTAGTTTTGTAGACCTTACCAGTCTTACCCCACTTGTAGCCACCTTTTACTTTATGTACAGGCATCACCACTTTTCCCTGTTAGCCCAGTAAGCTGCACTGAGCTTACCCTTCTTAATATTCTTAGCATGTCGTGCTTTAAAGCTAGCACGTTTCTTCTTCATGGCCTCGGACTCACCAGCTTTGGGTTTACCTGCTGTCTTAGCACCCTGCTCCCCAAAGCGAATCATCTTAATAGTATCACCTTCCTTG